TTTCATTAAATTTGCGCATATCAATATTTCCTATTATATGTTATTTATCTTTATCAAGCCCTTTTAGCTTCTCTAATAGACTATTTCTGTCTGTGACAACGTAGCCTTCTCCATTAACAAAGTCAGTATCGCCCTTTTTACCTTTGTCAGAGTCAAGTTTTTCTTTCTTAAGTTGCAGTTCAACCATTTTTAGTTTTTTATCTAGTTTAGCAACTTTTGCATCTAGGTTAGTTTTTAACATTGTGCCGGCAACTTCAAACACTCTACCAGAATATCTGCTTTCAACATTCATACCTAAATCCATTAAATCTTCGTATGCTTGCATTGCTTTGTCTGACACTTCACTAAGTTCTTTGTCAGCTAAGTCGCCCAACCCTTTTACCTGAGGTAATGCTGAACTTATTTTATCAAACTCTGCAATATCTCGCATAGTTTCTTTTTGTTGCTCAAGATGATAAGACTGCTGTTCAGTTTCCTGTACTTCAGCTTCTTCTATAATTTCTTTGCTCTCAGGCAAATTTAGTAGGTCTTCTAGTTTCTTGGTCATTTGTCCTATACCATTATATGCTAGTTTTATTTATCTTCTTTTGCCTTGGTGGAACATATCTTGTTCGTTTATAATTCTAAAGAATATACCTTTTTGACTGCACCATGCTCTTGCGGCTTGCCATTTTGCTTGATTAATTACATAGTGTGCTTGATTATGTTTGCTACGTCCAACTTTTTCACGTAGCGTTTGATTAGCTGGTTTAACTTCAATAAGTTCTACACGCTTTTTGCCAATCTTATCACCGTATACTATAAAAAAATCAGGAACATAAATTGTGTTCTTTCCAGTTAGTGGATTTCTATAGGGGATCTTTATTGCTTCACTTGCCCATTGTTCTACAGATGTATGTTCGTCGCAGAATCGCATAAAGGCAAACTCCCAACTGCTACGATATGTTGGGGTTTTATTTCCTACATACTTTTCAGGAAATTTTAGAGTATACTTTCCCTGAGCAAACTTTTTAGCCATTACGAGCCTTCAAGTATGTTTCTTGATTCGATTGTTGTGTTAACTTTTTGTTTTCTAAAACCTACTACACTAGTTCTTTTTCTATTATAGTTAAGTATCTCTGCAACAACTGAACTTAGTTTAACACCGTCTAGTGTTTTTAGTGTATCAATTAATTCAAATATTTTTATATTTTCATTTTTTGCTTGTCTTAATAAAACAGTTCCAACTGCTACTGCCGCTGTTTTTTCAAACCCTGCTTCTTCAAAAAATGATATTACTACACTTAATTCGTTATCTAACAAATTAATTTGAGTATTGTAATATGTATCAAAGAATAACTGTACACCTTTGTCAGATCTTTTTGATATATTTGGTATTGGTAAACTACTCATTATTCAGCGTCCTCTAATACTTTTTTCTTATATGATTCTTTTAATGTTGCTGGCAATGATGCCCATGCTGATTGTAAATTATTAACGCCGTCGCCGCCATTACTTAAAAAGTCTGCTAAAAATAATATCTTAGCTAAAGAATCTAATGCTTCCGGATTATTAGATAATTCGTCAAAACTTTTACTAGAACTAGTATTAGTAGATCTTGATGTAATTTTACTGCTAGTTGCTGTAGTTACTGACTGTTGCCCGCCTGCTCCCCTTGTTTTAGGGATAATAATATCTTGTAATCCACTAATATTATCAACATTTGTTATTTGTGATATACTGCTGTATAAGCTATTAAATGCATCACTTAGGTATGTTAAAGGACCATTATCGTAATCAATGTTAGGATCATTATCACGGTATTCTGGAGAGTTTAAATTTGCTAATAGATCTGTATCTATAGATGATGCAAGTGGTACATTTAATGGACTTGGTTGTGTATCGTAATGTGCAACACCAAACCCGGTTGGATTGCCATCTGCACCTACTTCAACAGATCCTCGACTATAATGAACAGCTTCGTATTGAAGCGTAATAGTATTTTGCATAAATGTACCGTTATCTGCACTATCAACTTGATCGTGTTCCCAATTTGTAATTATTGGATTTACTAATGTATATGTAGTATATTGCGATCTTGATAATTGAGATATTTGTATGTTTCTAAAAAAAGGTACCGATAAACTATTGTCTAACCCATATCTAAACTGATTACGTTCTCTACCTTTATATGTATTGTCGCCATCACCGGCTTTGTTATATGCTCCTGCTTCATCGCCATACCACGCATCTGCATAATAATATCTATAATATGCTTCTAGTAATGCAGTTGTTACTCCGTGATTGTCATCATGAAATGTAATTGTAACAGGCTGATATTGAATTGCTGTTTGCATATGTTTTGTACGATTGTACTTTTTACGTGTTTCTACTGTAGCTTGAAATTTAGGTAAGTCAGCCATTTTAACTAACAGTCCTATTTCAATACCATACTTTTCTACTAATGCTTGTATAGTATTACCTACATTAGGATCAATTGCAAAATATGTGTGATAAAGATATTTTGTTTTAGGTGCAAATTTTAAATTGCTACTAACAAATAGCCGCGAAGCATGATTGTAATCTGCTAGATTACCTTTAGGTCCGTTGTAGGCATTTAGGTTATTCGAATATGCATTAGTGGTCATACTAATATTTATCTATATCTTTTATGTACGTAGATAATAAAAAAGGGGCACTAAGCCCCTTCTTTGCGTTATATTAAAATAACTTACGAACCGCCGCCTGTAATTAACGAGCCATTTTGTCTTGGTACACTTACACCAATGCCGCCATCAGCATCAGTTTGAATTGCGTTGTCATACTGCATTTCTAGTGTAACAGTAACAGGTTCATTGTTTTGGTATGCTAGTGTATTATAGTTTGCATTTGTAATAAAGCAACCGTATAGTTCAAACGTTTCTAATACGTTTGGTTGATATACACCATTACCACCATCTAAGATTTCAATACGTGTAGTAAATTTATAATCTTGACCTGATACTGGACTTGACTGTTCCATAAAGTCAAATTGCTTCTGTAACTGTTCGCCTACAAGTTTTTGTACAGCGTTATTAACATCTTCACGTAAGTTTAGTGTAATTGGCTGCCATGTATGCTTGCCTGCTAAGTATGCTTTTGAGTTGTATGCATGAATTTCCATTGGCTCAAAAGCAACAGTTGGACGAGTTACGTCAATAACTTGTTTGGTAAGTTCTGTTGTCGGAGTTGAAACACCAAAGTTTTCCAGCGACACTCTAAAGCGGTACTGGAGCTTCGGCATCAACAAGCCCTGGCTAGCGGCACTGTCTCCACTAGCTAACGGAACTGTAATTTTCGATAATGATGAGATTGCCATTTAATTTGCTCCTAATTGCTTAATATTATTTATCATCTTATAAGCCTGCTATTTCGCCAGTATTCTTAAGTCTTAACGGAATGTATATAAACTCAATTGATTTAACTGGTTCAATTGCTATATCAACATAAAGCTCATTACGATCAATTCTTGCTGGTGTGTTGTTTGTTTCATCACACACAACTAGGTAGTCATAAAGTGCTCTTTGTCCTACAAGTTCAAGTAATAAACTTTCAACTTGCTGTTTCATCTCATCACGTGTGATCTTATCATTTGGTTCAAAGATATAAGGTTTGGCTAATTGATTTAGTTGTGAACGTAAGTACACTACTAGTCTTGCAACGTTAATTCTGTCTAATGAACTTGCGCCTCTTGCACGAGTTTTTTGTCCAAAGTTAACAAGTCCTGCGCCTGTAATAAATGTAATTGGATTAACACTATTACTGTATAATGTGTCACGTTGTCCTTCGTTTAACGAAGTTGAAACAAATTCTCCTTCGCTACTAATATAACCTGTTGAACTTGCATTAGTAATGCCGCCACGTCTTGTTCCTGCTGGAGCAAACCATGGATAGCTAACTTGATCACTTAGTGCAATAGTACGCATCATCATATGACTTGGTGGAACTACAACATTATTTCCAAAGTTGTCACTTGTAAAGCCCCATGGATAAAATACGCCTAAGTATTCATCATTAGTAACAAGTCCGTTGTCGTTATCTTCAACAGCAGAGCGAACATTTGTTCCCCACTCATTAAGTGAAGTTGCATCTGGTTTTAGTCTTGCTGGGCTATCACCAACAACAAATGCTGTTAAGCCTCTGTCACTGTTTAATGTAGTTAACTCGCCAATTAGTTCTGGATACCCAGGACATGCAATTAAGTTAAATCTACGTGCATCTTCGTTTCTAATTTCGTCATTACTATTAACTACTGCTTGTAATTTTTGTACAACAACTTTACGCTGTGCTTTACGTCCAAAGCTACCTGAACCATCTTCGTTATTTGCTGATTCAGTAACCCAGCGGTCTGCCGCATATGATGTCATTTCTTCATCGTTAAAGCGTTTGTTAAGAGCAGTTTTATCAACATATCCAACTTCATAACGCTTAACGTTAAACCCACTTCTACGTGTGTTAAACAATAATGTACCTTTTGGATATAATGCAGGATCAGGGCAATCAGGATCAACATAGTTCTTTGTTAATAATGTTTTAATTGTTGCCGCTGTATTTCCTTTTGCTCCACTTTCACCGTAACGTGCGTCAGCAAATACAATACCATTTTCAGTAGTTTGATCACCATTATCTACTAAGTCCCAACGGTCAATTAATGGACCTTTGTACTTGTAAATAGTTGGATAGTTTTCAATGTCGCTAGTATCAATCCAAAGATCGCCTGCTACTAATGCACTTGTACCGTCTGATTGTTTTGTTGGTTTTGTAGCTGAAACAATTGGTCCATTTGCATCTGTACCGTTAACAGCACTATACACTGGACTAGTTGAATCTTTGTATCCAACCCAAACACTACCATTGTTGATCATAATATCAACTTCATCAATTGTTGAGTTGTACCATAGCTGACCTTGTACTGCCGCATTAGACGGAGCATTGTTACTAGGTGTATAACTTAATACTTCCCAATTACTTGCTCTAAACTCTACTGGTGCAATATTATTGTCAACACCTGGTTCGTTAGCAATAAATCTTGTTCCTGAGCCAGTGCTAATATTATAAGGTGAAATGCCTAATGCATTTAACGCTGGTGCCGCACTTGAAACATCGTCTTTAAGTTTCATTTCGCCGCCGTTGCTATGTTTTATAACTATACGATCCTGTGCATCTACACTTGCACTAACATATGGAATATTAGCACTTGTGATTGCAGTTGCTAAGTTATTAGCAGTATCTGCACCAGTTGCTGCCGCAAGCCATGTTATTGAATGTGCTGAGAACGTATTTGCTCCTGGCGATGTTGAACTAATTTCTAATTTATAAGTTAAACCGTCTGTAAAGTTAGCCGGTGTAACCGCACTAGTTGTTACTGTGGTTGCCCCAACTGCCGCTCTTTTAAATACTTTAAAGGTAGCAAGTGGACTTGCATCGCCGGCAACATTAGTTTGAATGTATAAATCACCAATTGCTAAGTTAGATCCGCCGCCTGTTTTATCAAGATCAACTAGCGCATCTTGTGCTGTTGGATATAAAGGCGATGATATTGAATCCCAAATTTTTGTTCCGTCGTTCCACTGTTTTACTCTCCAACGAGCACCTTGGTTTGGTGTAGTTGTTTTAATCCATATACTTCCTGTTGGACGTCCGTTATAAGCTGTTCCACTTTTAAATGTGTCTGGAATTTGTGTGTGTTTACTAATTTGTACTGCTGGAATTAAATACTGTTCTGCTGACAAGCCTAACCAAGTTAGTGCAGATGCATCTTCGTTTGGTCCTAATGTAAATGTAATTCTATCAGTTGCAGAACCATCATTGTATAGTGCTAGTTCACCACTAACTTCAGCTGCCGAAACACCTGATATTGCAAAGCCATTAATTGCTGATACAACATCCGCTATTGAATCACCTGTACTTACTGTAACTGTAGTGCCATTAAGTAAAAATACTTCTGATCCGCTTTCTGACGAATCTTCACCGTAAGTTGTGCTTGTTTTAGAACTTGTTACAGTTGGAACAGAACCAATCCACTGTGACGATCCTACTTTAAGCCATCCGCTTGTAGATCTATACCAAATAGTATTAAGTGTAGTTACAGTAACAACGGCATAGTCGCCAACTGCACCAATTGATCCTAATGGTGTGTAGTCTGCATTGTCGTAATCAACTACTTGTGCTTGTTCTGTAATTGCAAGTGGTATTTTATTAGTAAATGTTTGTCCGCCAGTAACTGATTCACTAGCATTATTCCATTCTTGAATACCGTAAACAGATGATGCAGTGTCTAACCAATATGTACCTGCTGTTGGTGCAGAAGTTGGCACTGTTGAAGTTGGAGTAAGTTCTGCTAGATCTACATCTGCTCTTACTACCCATGCTCTGTTGCTTACGCCTAAATATGAATATGCCGCTTGTAGGCCATACTCGTTTAGTTCACTTCCGTGAACTGGATTATTACTTGCATCAGTTTGGAAAACAGGGTCGCCAAATGTTTCAGCTAAATCACGTTGCGATGTTAGCAAGTAAGGCTTCCCAGCATTAGATGCTAGTGTTCCTATTGCTGTGCCCGAAGCTGAAGCATTTAGTTTGTTTTCTTGAGATGCAACAAAAATTACTGGTACTGTACCTGGTTCAGCTGGAGTGTAGAAACTCTCATCTATTACGCTTACCTGTACACCTGGTGATGTCAATGCCATTGTTTATTCTCCTATTGGAACTGTGTTCTGTTTATTAATTGTATTTACCATTTTAAATAAAAAAGCCTGTGCAAATACCATAGAAAAAGGGACCAAAAAGGTGAGCTAAATATATGTATGCGTCCATTATGTAAATGCGGGTTAAGACCAGCGGCAATTAACTATAAAAAAGGTAACAAAGTTTACTATCGCAAGTTATGTGAAAGGTGTTCTCGTAATGGCTTAAATCACGGTGTACCTAAATGGAAACAACGAGGATACAAAAAACTTGATACGTGTGAGAAGTGCGGATTTCATAGCAAACATGAAGAACAGTTTAACGTGTTTCACATAGACGGAGACTTAGATAACTGTCGACCAGCTAATTTAAAAACCATATGTGCTAACTGTCAGCGGATTCTTCAAAAAGATGGAGTTGTTTGGAAACAGGGAGATTTAGTGCCTGATTTTTAGTAAGAATAGTTCGCATTAAGATATCAACATTTTTATGTAATCTTGCAAGGTCTCCATTGTTATCAATAGTATAATCACACATCCATTGTTCAATACTCATCGAACTAGGGTCTTCTAAAGGCAAATGATCTGCTCTATCTACCCAAATAGCATAATCAAATATTTTTTCATTTTGCATTGCAAAAAATTCACGCTTATTGCGCAACCCACAATAGATATCATGCTCAGCAAACAAATTACGACCTAGTCGTGCAAGATCATCTTTACAGTAATTGTGTATCATATTATACCATTCGGTACGATGATTGTGCCGATCTGCATAACACTCTTCTTCGTTAGTATATCCATACTTGTCTTTTAGATCATTAAAAATAAAAAGCTCAGAACAAAATTTACTTGATGATTGGAATGTATAACCGTATTTTTCTAACAGTTCGCATACAGTATCTTTGCCATGTCGACCGTGACCTACAATTAATAACTTAGGTAGCAAAAGGTAATCTCCTATATAATATACTTTACATTATATACGATATCTATCTTTTTGTCAAGTATAATTTACAAATTAATCGTAGTGTCCACCCAAAACAGCAACTTTTTTGATATCTTCGTTAAAAATTTCTGCTTCGCGTTCTTTCCAAGCCTTTTCAAACCCTGTTTCGTGGATATAACTTTCGTTATTTCCCCAAAGTCTTTTAAAGTATGAATCGTAGGTTTTTTCGACTTCTTCGTCGCTCCAGGATCTATCAATTAGTTTGCCTTTGATGATCCAGTTTAATCGGTTGGCTTCTTTACGTACAAATGGACTGCACATTGTGGGACCTCCTATTGCTGTATATGTATTTACAGCATAATAAGAAGTTAGCGTTAACGTGTGGGGGTTTTAGCCTATTGTGAATCCGTAGCCGACGCCGCCGCCTACTTGCTGTATTACTTCTTGATCTAATTTTTCAATTTCCGCCATAGCTTCATTTTTAAGATCATTACCATTAAGAGTTGAGCCACCTTGCGGTCCTGCAATAGTAGCAAATTTTGAACGTGCTTCGCCTAGCATATATTTACATGTAGCAAGTGTATAATCTTTTACCCATTGATTGACTAAGTAATCTGACAATAGTTCGTCATCTGGTCTATAGTTATAAGCATAAAGCATAATAGTTTCAGTTGCTCTAGGACGTTGCAACAGTGTTAATTTTTTAGTAGTATTGTTCCACTTAAATTCGATAAACGAACCAAACATTCTTCCTACAAGTTCTTGATATTGACTAAACATATCGTATGTAGCTAATCCGCCCATATTTGAACTTGACAACAAATACGCATTTGTATATGCTAAACTAAACGGATCAAATAAACTGCCGCCGCCATTTTTTCCGTTTTCGTAAAGTTTTATACTTACAACATCGTTTAAATTTAAACCTGTATTAAAAGTAATGGTTCTTGAGTCGTTGTCAATTGCATAGGCAGTTGTTGTTATGCCATTTACAGTTACTACAACAGTTGCTATACTTGCTAGGTTATAATTTACATTAAATACCTGCTGTCCTTCTGTTGCTGTTTCGCCTGTTGAATATATTGGACCTCCAACTGCTGAAGTTCCTGGACGTGAGCCAATGCTTCTTCGAAAACATCTGCGAACTTCCATAACTTCCTTTGGAAGAGTATATTCATTAACATCTATACTAGTATCCATAAACAAGTATGATTCTTCAACTGCATTATCACTACGTTGTCTAAAACGTGTGAGTGCTTTATTTAACGCTGTTTCGTAATGTACAGGATCTAACTCAACATCAATCATACCTCCGCCGAGCATAGCATTAACGTAGTCAAAAATTTCTTGTTTCATAGTGGCCATAGACAAAGTTCTCCGTACAAGTATTTATCTAAGATAAATATGTATATGCCAAGACTTAGTTTATACAAACCCGAACGCGGCGCTGATTATAATTTTCTAGATAAACAAATTCTAGAAATGTTTACCATCGGCGGTACTGATCTCCATATATACAAATATATAGGAACCGACGACGGGACCACAGTAAAAGATCATACACAAATACAAGACATGCTGTTTTTAGAAAATAGAGACCGCAAGTACGACAAAGATATTTACAGAATGAGAGGTATCTATAACGTACAAGATAATGATTTTGATCTTAGTCAATTTGGATTGTTCTTAAGTAACGATACACTGTTTATGACCGTACATATAAGAAGTACTGTTGAAACATTAGGTAGAAAACTTATGCCCGGAGACGTGTTTGAGCTTCCTCATTTAATAGACGAGTATGCTGAAAATGATGCTAGTGTTGGTCTAAAAAGATTTTATGTAGTAGAAGATATTAATAGAGCCGCTGAAGGATTTTCACAGACTTGGTATCCACACTTGTATCGAGTTAAACTAAAACAAATATACGATGGTCAAGAATATAAAGATATTTTAGATTTACCTGCTGTAGAAGAAGATCCAGGTGGCGATAATTTAAGAGATATTCTTTCAACATATGAAAAGGAAATGCAAATTGCACAAGCCGTAGTTAGTGAAGCTACTACAGAAGTACAAAAATCAGGATACGACATTAGTCACTATTTTTCTCTTGCTGTTGACGATAACGGTATTGTTGAGTTAACTGAAACTAAAGACTCTGCAGGTTTGTCGCAAATGGCACCACCGGATAGAGCAGGATATAGAGGCTATATAATAGGCGATGCAATATCACCCAACGGTGAAGCATTTGGCTTTGGAGTATCGTTTCCAGCCGATCCAGAAACTAATGATTATTTTTTAAGAACAGATTTTTTACCTAATCGACTATTTCAATTTAAAAATAACAAATGGAATAAAGTTTATGACGTTAAACGTGCATTTGTTTACGGCGATGATAATACTAATACACAAAAAGGTGGCTTTATCAACAATACTGGTACAAACAATATTGCAGGAGAACAAGTTCCTGAAAGACAGAGCTTGTCTAAAGCACTTAGACCTAAGGCGGATAACTAATGCAACATTTTTATGACGGACAAATAAGAAGATACTTAACACAGATTATTCGTCTGTTTAGTCAGTTTAGTTATAAAGACGGACAAGGACGTTTAGTTCAAGTACCAGTCATGTACGGAGATCTAACTAGACAAGTTGGAAGTATTTTGCGTGATAATTCGGAAAATAAAATTCCTAGTGCTCCGCGAATGGCTGTATACATTACTAATTTAGAAATGGATACTGCAAGACTAGCTGATAGTAGTTATGTAAACAAATTAAATATAAGAGAACGAGCTTACGATGATTCTAATCAAGAATACTTAAATTCTTCAGGAAAAAATTATACTGTAGAAAGACTAATGCCTACTCCTTACAAACTTACAGTTAATGTAGATATATGGAGTACAAATACTGATCAAAAATTACAAATATTAGAACAAATCTTTATGTTGTTTAATCCTAGTTTAGAAATACAAACTACAGATAATTATATTGACTGGACTAGTTTAAGTGTTGTTAATATGGATAATATTAACTTTAGTAGTAGAACTATACCAACCGGAACTGAAAACGAAATTGATGTTGCAACAATAACTCTTGATACACCAATCTTTATTAGCCCGCCAACTAAAGTTAAGAAGTTAGGCGTTATTACTAAAATTATTACAGCCGTATTTGCCGATAATGGGCTTGAAGTGAACATAGATGAGAATGCATACACACAAAGTTTAGTTGAGCAAAAAATTAAAGAAAATGAAGAAACTACAAAAATTAATGAAGGCAAAAATCAAGCACTTACAAATGAAGATGCATTAGTTGTTACTACGTATCAAGATTACGATTTAGTGTTTATTAATGGTGTTGCTAAACTAATGAAAAATGGTACTGTTGGCAATGAGTCATGGACTGCATGGATGATTGCACAACCATTTATATACGAGGCCGGAGTAACTCAACTTAGACTGCAACGAGGAACAGGTTTAGAAATAGCTGGTACTGTTCAAATTAATACTGATGACGAAACTGAATTGGAAATAGTTAGCCTTGATGAAGATTCTTTACCATCAGATAGTGATATTACTGGCCCTAATGGTACTAGAGGAAGTGTAGAATATATTATTGATCCAACAAGATTTGACCCTCGTCAAATACAAGATAGTTCATCTAATACAAGATTGTTATTGTTAGGTGACATTGGCAGTTCAAAAAATGTCGACGGCGCTGATGCTTGGAAAAATGAAGATAATACAGATTTTATTGCAAGCGAAAACGACATTATTGAGTGGGACGGATTAAATTGGCACATTGTATTTGATGCAAGTACACAATCTAACGAAGCATTTGTAACTAACCTTAATACACAAACACAATACAAATGGACTGGTGAAAATTGGATATTATCCTACGAAGGCGAGTATCCAAATGGCACTTGGAGAATGACATACTAGCATAATTACTAGTATGAAAGATATCGTTTGTAGTGGCGCACTACTTTATTCATTAGAAACAAATAGATTCCTGTTCTTACATAGAGCAAACGGAAAAAGAAATAACGTTTGGGGATTAGCCGGCGGCGGCAATGAAGAAGGCGAAACTCCCTTTGAAGGTCTTAGTAGAGAAATCCAAGAAGAAATTGGTACATTAAATATTAAGAAAACAATACCTTTAGAAACATTTATATCTAATGATTCAAAATTTCATTTTCACACATATCTATGTGTAGTTGAAAAAGAGTTTTTACCAAAATTAAACGGCGAACATGACGGATTTGCTTGGGTCGGTTTTGGTAAGTGGCCAAAGCCGTTGCACTCGGGTCTTATGAATACCCTTAATAGAAAGAGTAATATTACTAAACTAAAAACAGTTATTGATGTAATAAATTTACTTGACTAAACCAACGGAGTATAGTATAATAAAATTATGCAAGTATTAATCATTGGCGATATAATTATCGATAGATATATTCACGGGACTACTACTAGATTAAATCCCGAAGCACCTGTTCCTGTTGTAAACGTTACTAAAGAGTATGACACGTATGGCGGTGCATCATTAGTATTTAAAAACTTAGAGTCGTTAGGTGTTCACGTAACACAACTTCACTACGATGACGAGAAATCAATAAAAACAAGAGTTCTGAGCGATAATCATTATATTACACGTATAGATCAAGACACTATTGCAAATGGTGATGATATTGCAAACGATGTTGAAGATCTTGATTTATCTAATTTTGATTATGTAATTCTAAGTGATTATAATAAAGGTGTGCTTGACAATGTACAAAGAATAATCAAGCATTGTAATAAGTTTAATTGTAAAGTCATTGTTGATCCTAAACGACATGCAGACTATTATAAAGGAGCATGGCTTGTTAAACCTAATTCTAAAGAATTTAAAGAATTAGGGTTTGATAAATGGGACGGAAATATAATCATTACTAACGGTGGAAATGCATGTACAGCAGAATTAGATAATATTAGATATGTATCTAACCCAGATAAAGTTGAAGTATCAGATGTTACAGGTGCTGGAGATTGTTTTCTTGCAGGACTTGTGTATGGCCTAACTAACGAAATGAGTTTTCAAGAAGCCTTAGATGTTGCTGTTTCGTGTTCAACAGAAAGTGTAAAACATCACGGTACATATGTTCTTATGCCTAAAGATGTTAGGAAAAAAACAGTGTTTACTAACGGGTGTTTTGATGTATTACATACTGGTCATTTAACTCTTTTAAAAGAAGCTAAAGCACAAGGCGATTATTTAATTGTAGGTTTAAATTCTGACGAATCAATACAACAGCTAAAAGGTAACAATCGACCATTTAACAACTATGCAATACGTAGGCAACAACTTGAATTAATCCCTTATGTTGACGAGATTATTGAATTTAGCGAACCAACTCCAATTGAATTGATTAAAGATTTACAACCTAATTTAATTGTTAAAGGCGGCGACTATAAAATAGAAGATGTAGTTGGTCATGACATTGCTCCTGTATATATTGTTCCTACAGTTGAAGGACATAGCACAACAAATATTTTAAAGGCACAAGATGAAAATACTAATAACAGGACATAAAGGATTTATTGGACAAAATTTAACATTTTATCTACAAGACCATTATGAGCTATCAGGGTACGAATGGCAGCCTGATTTTTTGCCGGAGGTAGAAGGATTTGATTGGGTAATACATCTTGGTGCAATATCTGCTACAACAGAAAAAGACGTAGACAAAGTTATGCTACAGAACTACGAATTTTCTAAATGGTTATATCATCAATGTAATACTAAAGGTGTAAACTTTCAATATGCTTCGAGTGCTAGTGTATACGGAACCAACTTAGACTTTAGCGAGGATGCTCCTAAGCAACCACAGAGTCCATATGCTTATAGTAAGTATCTTTTTGATAGATGGGTTTGGCATCAACATCAACACAATATTACAGTTCAAGGACTACGTTATTTTAACGTGTTTGGACCTTTTGAAGATCACAAAGATGATATGATGAGTCCGGTAAGCAAGTTTACTAAACAAGCTAAAGAAACAGGCACTATTACATTGTTTGAAAATAGTGATAATTATAAAAGAGACTTTATATCTGTTACTGATATTTGTGAAATACATTTACAATTATTAAAAAATAAAAAGTTAGGACTGTTTAATGCTGGCACTGGTGTAGCAACAAGTTTTCAAAAAGTAGCAGAGGTTATTGCTAAAAAGTATAATGCAAAAATAAATTACATACCAATGCCTGCTAAATTAAAAGATCAATATCAAGAATACACATGTGCTGACATTTCTAAATTAAGTACAGTAACAAGTGGAATTAACTTTGAAACAGTAGAGGAATACATTAATGGAAAAAGCAACTAGATTAACTGGTGTAGTAGAAAAAGGTTGGGGTTACGAAATGATATGGGCTACCAATGAACACTACTGTGGCAAAATTATGGTATTTAACAGAGAAGGTGCAAAAACTAGTATGCACTTTCACAAAGAAAAAGACGAAACTTGGTTTGTGAATAGCGGCAAGTTTAAAGTTGCATATATTGATACTAATAATTCTACATTGTATGAAAAAGAATTAGGTGAAGGTGCAACATGGCATAATCCACCTTTACAGCCACACCAATTAATTTGTCTTACCAAAGAAGGAAGTGTTACTGAAGTTAGCACTGCTGATAGTGTTGAAGACAACTACCGAATTGGCCCGGGCGATAGTCAACAAATTGAAAGTAAATAATATGGAAATGCATGAAATATTTCCAGTCGGTATAATGCGGCATCATGTTGATAAAGAAATGGCCGACACAATGGAAACTGAGATAGTACCATTATTAGATAGACTAGAACGCAATACACCTATATTAGATTCTGTTGGTGACGAGTATTTGTCAGTTGATACTATGTTTACTGATTTTTGGGACAACAAAATTCCAGTACACGAGATTGTTCCAGACTTTTGGAATGTAGTAAGAGAAGCCGCATATACATATGCTGATCAAACTAGTTATTTTATTAACCCTAATTTTAAAGTTCGATATTGGACTCAAAACTATGTTGGCAGAGACAGACATGATATTCATCAACACGGTATAAATGGTATTAGCGGAACATACTTTGTTAGAGCAAATGAAAATGCAGGGCCTATAAGATTTTACAATCCTAATAATACAGCTGAATATGTTAGAGCTGGTAATCCGCTAAACAAGTATACACAAGGTCATCACGATATATGGCCAGAAAAAGGCTTACTGTTATTATTTCCGTCTTATATAAAACATGCTGTAGATTCTGGCAGGAACGAAGATGTTATCAGAACCTCAATATCATTTGATTGTTGCCCAGGAGTTTAGATGTATAAAGATTTATTTTCAGTACCCGTTTTACACATAAAAATTGATGAAGCTGTTGCTAATGAGATGGAATATAAAATCATTCCTCTACTAGATCAACTTGAAAGAGAAAATGATTGTGTATCTACAGATTTTTGGGATAGAAAAATTTCAGTACACGAATTAGTTCCAGATTTTTTTCAAATTGCAACACAAGCGGCTCTTGATTTTCAAGAACATTCTGGTATTGAAATAGATGAAGAACTTAGAATAAAATACTGGACGCAAGATTACAAGCCAGGTGATCAGCACGATGTACATCACCATGGTATACATGGTATAAGTGGTACTTATTGGGTAAGAGCAAATCAAGATGCTGGATCTTTTAGACTGTATAATACAAATCCGTATAGTGACTTAGTAAAGCACAAAAATAAGACAGATTATACAGTTGCATACGAAGATTTTTGGCCGGAAAAAGGATCAATGTTATTGTTTCCTTCTTACATGAAACATTGTGTAATGCAAAGTGGCAAGGACGCTATTCGCACTTCAGTTTCATTTAACTTTGGTTGTACTCATGTATAAAATTAATTGGAGTACAGAAAAAACTGAGTCAACAGAAAAATCTGTAAAAAATAATAATATACGTTATAGTACTGATGCTCCAACACCTTACTACAATAGTACAGATAATATTGCACCTAAAGTTGTTGTAGGATTAGATCGAGATGGTGTTATTAATATTGATCGAGGTGAATATACTTACAAAGTTAAAGACTTTGAACCTATTCCTAACAGTTTAGAAGCAGTTGCTAAAATAAGACGATTAGGACATAAAATTGCAATTATTACTAATCAAGGCGGTATTGCTAAAGGATTATTTACTGAAGCTGATGTAGACAAAGTACACGACTATATGTTTGAATTACTCGGCGAAGCAGGCTGTCTAAGCATTGACGCATTATATTATAGTGCATCAAGTGTGCGTCATGACATGTATGCTAAACCTAATGTTGGTATGTTTAAAAGATGCGAGGACGAAAATCCTTTTATAAAGTTTAAGAAAGGATATTTTGTTGGAGATAAAATATCTGATCTAAAAGCCGCATTTAAAATTGGTGCAACACCAATACTAGTGAAAACAGGTTACGGTTTAGAAACTATAAAAGAATTAAACAAATTTTCAAATCAAAAAATAAAAAAGAAAACTCTTATATTTGATGATTTAATGTCTGTTGCTAATTGGTTGGAAAATTGAGGCCAAAGTTAGCACTAATAGATACACGTATTTCTTCTGTTTTATTATACGTTACATAATGATCTAAGTTACTTGGAAAAAATACAATATCGCCTTCTTCCATTAAAGGATTAAACAATTTACCGTTATTTCCAGGACCATAAAATCTTTCAGTTAAGTGAGTCGGAAACCAATTCAATGCACTATTGTAAAACATAAACTGTCCACAATCGGGATTGTTATCTGGTAAGTCAAGTACATATGCACAACTAACTAAATTATTACCGCTTCCATGCGAATGCACATCTTGATGTTGATATTGACTATATTTGTTTGCCCATGCACTTCCAGTTAGATGACTAAAGTCTTCTGGTTGCATTCCTAAATTTTGAAGATATGATTGTAATGGTCCTTGTACATTTTCAAAGAATATATCCCAAGGTAACTGATTATTTTCTTCATAGGAGTTGTGTGTAGTTTCACAATTACATTCCCAATGCGAACTACTATGTTTAAATGCTGTACTGTCTTGTATAAATTCTGTAAATTTAGATTTTATATCTTTATGTTCAGGCATTTTACATTTTAAAATTGGTGCTCCAAAAATACTATCTATCATTTTTAATAGTTACTTTCACATTATGTTCTGGTAAGTACAAATATTCAATATCACTGTTAGCAAGTGTTCTAAACGCATCATCTAATGTTTCTACTAAAGGTTCTCCGCCTAGATTAAATGACGTATTGAATATAATTGGAACACCAGTATGTTTATAAAAGTCATTAATTAAATCATAATAAACTTCATTTTGTTCTCTAGTTACTGTTTGTATACGACATGTACCATCGATATGAATAATACTTGGAATTTTTTCTGCTACACCTTCTTGACAATTCATTGCATACATCATGTGCGGAGAATCTTTCATACCACGCATGTCAAACCATTCTTCTGCATGTTCTGCTAATATTGTGCCAGCAAATGGACGAAAATATTCTCGACGTTTTACTAAGTTTACATGATCTTTTCCGTTAGGATCTGTTGGGTCATAAAGTATACTTCTGTTACCTAATGCTCGTGGACCTGATTCTGAGCGTCCTTGGAACAACGATACAATATTTCTATCAGTAATTAATTTGACAATATCTTTGTTTTCTGCTGTAGTAACATCAGCATTATACTGTAAGGCTAACATTTCAACATCGTCTCTCGAATATGTTTTTTCAGGACCTAAATATAAACTTTCGCCAAACGGTCTTGTATTAGTATTTTTAGTAATAGAGTGCCAGCCCATCATAGCCGCGCCAATAGCAGTGCCAGCATCACTTGAAATAGGTTCAACGTATAAATTAATACCTTCGTCTTTTAACTCTTTAAGATAATGATAGTTTGCAACACAGTTTAAGCCATAGCCGCCACTTACTACAACATTCTTATGACCTGTCATTTCTACTGCTTTGCGTATTAAACGTAATACTTCATCTTGACTTTGTGTTTGTACAGCATATGCCATATCTCTTCTACTTTGCAATTTAGTTAAGTTGTCAGACTTTTCAGGTGTAACTAATTCGTTGTAACGACCTTCATTAACTATAGCTCCATTTGGATATGTAGGAATAATAAGATTCTTGTCAGATGTACGCCAGTCTCCTCCAGCATCAGTATATAATGGCGGAATTTTATCATTTGGCTTGCCATACGGAAACAACCCCATAGTTTTTCCGGCTTCAATATATTCAAACCCGCAATAACCTGTTACTGCTTCGTATGTCTTAACTATTCCGGCAGCATCATCAATAATAGCTTCATGTGTTTCACCGTCTTCCATAAACCATTCACTTGACATGTTAGGGTCTCTCATTGATACGTAAGGACCATTACCACCCAAGTGTTTGTATATTGTTTTAAAGTTATCAGGATATGCACATGTAAAAATTGATTCAAGTTCCCAAACAATGTCGTCATTACCGTTAACGTTCATTGGAATAAATGTTCCAGCACCGTCAACAATTACTGACACTGCTTCATCAAACCCACTACGATAAAATGCACACCCAGCGTGTAACTTATGATGAATTTTTGATAAGTCAACAACTTGCGGATGATTCCATAAGTCTGTACCAGGTCCTCTTTCAATTAATCCTAATTTACGTGCCATACCAGTATATACATTATCACCAGTAAAGTCAACGGTTGCGGCAGTTTCCTCTAAAGTTTGAGTATGTGCAACAAATATATAATCAAGTTTATCTGTATATTCTAAAATTTTTACCATACTAGCAAAAGGACCACCATCATATTTTTGTCTACTTAGGCGTTCTTCTTCTACAGCAAAGACAATTTCTCCGTCTTTTAGTAAGCATACGCCGCCATTATGGCCGCGTGTTATTCCGGCTATCCACTGACTCATTTATTACCTCCTACTTGCAATAACGGTTTAGTGTTTTTTCTTCCTAATTTTTTTCTAATTGAATCAACTATTTGTTTAGTTTGTGTTTTGTTTAAATCCATACATTTATCATTTATTCTATCAGGTTCTTCTTCATTAGTAATTCTAATTGGACTATATACTCTCATATCTTCACCTATGTCAAAAATTTCAACATTAGGATCATTTATATACGATGTATTGACCGGGTACGTGCTTCCAATCACTACAGTTGATTGTGTATCAAGTGCTTTAGCAATATGTTGTCCTACGCTATCACATCCTAAAAAATGATCTGCGGCATTAATAACACCTGCCCAAATACGTATGTCTGGTATTTGTGGCTGTGCTATAGGTATGTTATCATCTTTTGAATTTTGCATATTTAGTTGTATTTCGCTCATTAAAATAACAGCATAATCTTGCTTTAGTTGATTTGCAATTTCTAACATATCTTCAGATCTAAAACTTCTCGAAGTTACATCAATTAAATCTTCTTCAGTTGTGCGTCCAAAAGGTTGTATTACTACTACTTTGTCTTTGCCTGTTGTTTCTTTAACTTCTTTAATTACATTTTCGCCTTGTGCTTTTTCAATCTTATTAAGATATACTGAAGGAACTGATACATCACGTAATCCTTTGTTGTTAATTTCTATATCAAATGCCTGTGCTAAACTGCATTTTTGATTATAGTATTCCCACACTCTGTACGGCTCAGGTGAGACACAATTTCTGTCTTTTATAAAAGATTCAAATAGCCCTTTGTGCCATGTATCATACGCACGTCGATGTAGTGTTGGATGTCCTTTATAAAAATCTGTGCCTGCTTCACAAACAATAATAAAGTCATCGTTTGGATTTTCTTTTTCGTATGCTTCGAATGCAGGTATCGAAGTTATAACACGGCCAGCGCCGCCATTGATAAAGAAAGCTGTTGATCTTGTCATAGAATAATACACCCTTTAGTAAATTTACTAAAATATTTATAGGTTGAATAGGATAGTAATAAAAGATCTGGCTGATAAAAAAAGGCTGTATAAACATACAGCCTTTTAGTATTATTGTTAATATTGATTATAACTCAGTTGGTGTTTTGTCTATTACATCACAGAATGGAAAACATGAATCTACAAATATTAATGGAACATTTGCTTCTTGCATTGCTGTCGGGAAGTCACGTAGTAATTGTCTATACACAACAAGTTTGTCCCACTTATCTTTGTCAATATCTTTCATAATTAAAAACAATGTGTCAGTAGACGCAAGTCTTTCATCACGTTCTGTACGTATTTCATCCCAAGTATTAGCTACACCAATTATGTCTTCATTTGTATGCTTATACAAATCTAACTCATTAGTTTCAAAGTTCCACTTACTAAGTTTTTCGTCATATAAGTCATCTGGATGAATAGGATATTCATATTCAAATGGCATATAGCCTTCTGGTACTGGTATTTTTTTAGTACCTGGAGTTTCTACCCATTCTTCTTTGTCTTTATAATTGTCATGATAGTCAGACATAACTTCTGCATCTAAAGGATGTTCTCTAGCATCTAACTTAACAATTACCATTTCTTCAGGATCTGGCATGTATTGCCAGTTGTCAGTTGACTCTAGAACTTCAAATTCTCTTTGTATATGTCGAATAAGGTTTGTTTCTTTTTCTACCCAAAGATATAAAAATTTAGGACCTTTATATACAGTATCAATAGTTTCAGTTTCTTCACCATCCATATAATTGTCTTTTGGACATTCATAAGAATAGTTTACTTCAACCCATTCAGTTCCGTGTTCGTCGGTCATCTCAATGTCTCTATAGTCAATTACTTCACTATCTAGTTCATCTCGATCGTCGTCGATGTTTGGATTTACTTCGTCAATTACGTTTTCTTCTTCACTCATCATTTAACTCCAAGTTATTCTCATCATACCAGGATTACCAGGAGTACCTCTACAGTAAGATAGTGATCCGCCGCAGTACGATTTCATTGAATTTGATCCACCGCCTGATACTTGTCTAAATCCTCTACAACAGTTAGTACAACCACAGTAAACAACTGAATTTTCAATATGATAAGTGTGTCCGTTACTAATTCCCCAAGATGCTGAAACTGATGTGTGTCTTGAGTTACAATCACAGTTTCCTCTTGATTTAATAAATGCTGGTTCGTCACCTAAGTCTACCCAGTCAAACTTTTGACAGAAACATAATCCGTTATTACACATGCCGTCTGTTCTGTTACCTTGGTTATTACATCTGCAACTACAGTAAAGGTTATATCCGCCTCTACCACCTGTCATACACGTACAGCATAAACATCTTCCACTAAATCGTGTCATACACCCTCTTGGTGCATCACAACATGCAGTATAGCAACCACATCCGTTGTTAGTAGTTCCGTTGCCGCCTGCGCCAATACACCAGCAATATATACAACCTGGTGCAAAACATCCGGCCTGTCTATATAGTGTTCTTCGACCGTAGTACCCACTCATTGCTCCACAACTAACCATATCGCACCAGCAGCCTTGACAACAGTGACCTGCGCCAGCGCCGCCGCCGCTCCACATTTCAAATTGTACTGTTTGCGCACAATCAGGTACTGTCCAAGTACCTGTTCGCTGACAGTGTGATCTACATCTGTGTGGACCACAGCATACTAAACATGTGTTAAAGCAGGTACATGTACCACCTGGGGATCTTCCAGCAGTTCGCTGACAAGTCCCGTCTGGGTATTTCATACCCGTACTAATTAGCTCAGTTGCCATATTATGCGTCTCCCTTTAATGTATTTATTTCTTGTTTTAATTCTTTAATTGCTTCAACTAATAGCGGTATAATTCTTTCGTATTGTACCGTCATATAGTTTTCACCTGATGCACTATACTCTTCAAATATACCTGCTTCTTTGTCTTCATTTTGTGCAATGTCAAATGGTGCAGGTAACACTACTTCTGGTAGTACTGCTTGTACTTCTTGTGCTAGTAATCCTGCTTGTAATTCATCACCTTCAAATCCGTTTTCTTTAGCAAGCTCGTTTACTTTGTAAATTACGCCATTTAAACTACAAACTTTTTCTAATGCGTTTTCAATATTACCTTGAACATCTTTTAAACGTGCATCTGAATAGTTTGAAACGATATTACCTGTTGCACGTATTTGTCCAGCACTGTTTGGATCTGCTGTGTTAACACCAATACAACGTATACTTGTCATATTCTTAGATGCGTCAATAACATCTGAGCCGCCCATTCTGAATGCTCCAACGTTTATGTTACAGCCTACGTCATCTAAAATTTGGAACCAAACTTTATTGCTGTCTTCTGGCTCTCTAAAGTCTAACCCTTCAGGAGTTGCTCTAATTTCTGCATCAACACCTGCGTCACTTGATCCGTTAAATGTAATACTTGGATTAGCAGTACCGTATAAATTAATAAGGCCTCGGTTAATATTTAGTATACCATTCATAGTATGTGTATCACTTGTAGCATTACCTAGTGTACCATTACCATTATAACTAAAGGTGCCGCTTGCACTTAGAGATGTAAACGATCCACTTGATCCTGATATTGACATATTACTAATTGTACCACTGCCTGGGCTAAGTGTTAACGAACTAGCAGGTGAAATAGTAACTGTTCCTGTACCGCTTGGTGATAGTGTTACAGTTTTATTTGCTGGACTTAGTGTAACAGTATTGTTAGCGTCTAATGTTGTAAATTGTCCAGAAGCTCTTGATACGTTACCAATTGAACCTACAAAGCCGCCTCCTGAATAAACACGTTTAGCAATACTTGCACCACCTTCTACTCTTAAAATTCCGTTGTCACCGTTTGCACTTGACGAATCTGTAGTACCTGTAATATCAACAACACCACTTGCTGTAACTGTAGTTGCTGTTACTGTGTTACTACTTACGTTACCAATTGGTCCTTGGAAACTTCCTGCATAAATTGCACCACTTGCACCAATGCCACCAGTTACAACTAGTGTACCTGTTGTAGTATTAGTTGATGCTGTGTTTGCAGTAAACGATGTTGCACCACTTGATGTTAAAGATGTAAATGCACCAGTATTAGCGTTACCATTACCAACTGGTCCGTTAAGTGATCCTGCATAAATTGATCCGCCTACGCCAATACCGCCAGTTACAACAACAGCGCCACTGCCTGTTCCTGAACTTGCAGTTGCAGAACTAAGTGTTGTATTACCACTTGCATTAAGTGTAGTAAATCTACCTGTACCTGCTGTAGTAGCGCCAATGTTCATACCATCAATATTACCTGCTGAGTCTGAACTAATAGTTACCGTATCAGCTGATCCAATTACTACAGGCCCTTCAGGATCAATAGTTACTGAACTAGTTGCTCCTGTTGGTGATATATTAATTGACTGTCCTGCGGCAGTAAATGTTAAGTCTCCTGGAAATGCTGTTGGTTTACCAGCTTCACCAAGTGTAATTGTTCCTGTTGATGATGCTAAAACTAAATCACCGGCCGGTCTAATAGTTGCAGTACCGCCTGGCTGGACGGCAACGGAGGATTGAGGACTAATGTCTACTATACCTGTCCCGGTTGGTTTAATTTCTATGTTTTCATCTACTGGATTCAATTCAACTTTGCCATCTGCATTTAGCAAGTCGTTTGTTGTTAACGGAAGTTCAAATACTGTTGTACCTGCTAACGCACTTGTTAGTACGTAGTTTGCGCCATCTGATGTTAATTGATATGTTGAGTTTGTTGGAATATCTACTGATACTCCAAGTGTTACACCGTTACCTGTAATTTGACCAGCGGAGGTAGTCAGTGTAATCATACCGTCAGTTGCATTATAAAATGTTTGTCTACTGCCTGGAAAAAACACTGGACTTACCATTGTAACTTCGTACCCAGCTGTTCCAGTTAAACTAATTATGCCTCCAGTGAAAGCGTAAGTAAAATCAGTTTCTCCTGTTACTTCCAGTGTCTGCGGTGCTGTATTATAACGTGCCATTTATAGTTCCCCTGTCTAATTATGTTGTCGAAGTTTCGATGCCGTATACTGTAATACCAACGTCATTAGAGTTTACATTTGCTACTATATTTAGTCCGCCTTGCATTACTAAGCCAGTACGTTCAAACACACCGTTTGGAATAATAACTGTATTCCATTCAATCCATTCTTCCGCAGTTGGCGTTGCTGTTGTTGCCATTGCTAGTTTCATCGAAATTGATGTTGTATTTCTGTTTGTAATTGATACATTCGCTACGCTATACGTTCCTACCGGTACTGTGTAAACAGTGGTATCTGTATTAGCTGTTAGATCCTGTACTCCTAATCTTCCTGTTGCCATTTTGTTTTATCTCCGTTATCTGCTTAAGAAGTATCCAAGTGCTACGGGTGCTCCGTCAATACCACCTGTAAAGTTCATTTTCGCTTTAATATTTAGCTGTCCGCCGCTTGTAGTTGTTATTTCATCGTTTGCAATGAATACAACACCCGCTGTTAGTGTGTTAACGTTCAGGCTACTTTGTCCACCACCAATCTGTGCGGTAATGTACGATTTAATTGCTCTTTGTGTTGGAACAATATTATCACTGTTTTCAGTAAAGAATGGATCTGTACTAAACTGTGTAATAACTGCCGAGCCAATACCAACAGCAATACCACCAAGTTGCAATGACTGCAATCCTGCTAAGTTAAATGCGTCAGCATCCAATGTCGCAGTACCAGTGGACTGCTGAACACCAAACAAACCGCCAACGTTAAAGTTACCATCTTGGTCAGTACTTGTAAAGAATACTCGTCCGCCACTTGAACTAAATTGCTGAGCCGCAATACTAGCAGTTGTAATGTCAACAAATGGATAGTTTGTTTTAGCTTGGTTACCAGTACCAATATACAAGAAGTCATGTCCTGTTAGACGTACTTGCGAGTATTTGTTAGTTGTAGTAATTAATGTTCCATCTTTTGGAGCATTTAATACTGTTAATCCTGGACTAACTTGGAATGTTGCTGTATAACTGCCTGCTTGTCCAATAACATTACTAATTGTAACTAATTTATAGTAACTACCGTCAATGCCAGCAAATTCAACATTTGATCCAGGTTCTGGTAATTCAAACAACCCTTTTACAGCAATGAATGTGCTTGGCTGATACAAGTCTGCGTTACCGTCGCCTGCTAGTTCTGCTGTTGCTGTTGTATAACCAGTTCCTCTATTAGTAAATGTTGGGTTACTTAACGCACCACTTCTAATTCTAGGATTAATTGCCGCATCAATTGTTGAATTTGGATCTGTAATAGTTACTACTGGACCTGCTTCAAATGTTACAGTTCCAATATTATCTGTTGAAACAGTTGTAATATCAAAACTTGCGCCACCTGATGTCAAACTTACTTCAATGTCATCTCCTGACAATGCGCTAATATAGTATAGTGTTTCACTATCTAAACCAATAGTTTCTAAAGTAGTGCCATCAAATGTAATTGGTTGTCCAACATACATGTTTGTTGTATCACTTAAAGTAATAGTGTTCGATGCTGTTGTACTTGCAACAGTTCCTATTGGGTAACCGTTTCCTGGTTCTCTTAAGGTTAGTGTTGTAATAGATCCATCTGCAATATATACTCTACCAATTGGCGTTGCGCCAGTTTTAATATATGCCGTTGCATTGTTTGCGCCATTTGATGCACCTATCCAAAGCGGATGTCTATTAGGACTACCAAATGCAAATGCTTTGTAAGTTTCTGATCCACTTTCAAATCTAGGCTCCCATAATAAACCATCTTGCGATGATGCCCAGTCACTAGTACCTGCTCTTGATGCAAGGAATAATCCTTGACCATATTCGATACTAGTCCAATCTGATGTGTACATGTTTGCTAATGTTGTACCTTCTGTTGCCCATGTTGCGCCTTCGTCAACACTTACTGCATAGTCTCCACTAGCACTAATTGCAACAAATCTACCGTTACCATATGTTATATCTAACCAATCAGTTGAACTACCTGGTAAACTACCTCCAGCGATCCAAACAATACCGTTAGTTGATGTTGCTGTAAATCCATTATCATTCAATGCACAAAACTTTGTAGCGCCATATGCTAGTGCAACAAAGTTGCCTGCCGCTGGTGTTGTAATATCTCTTGAAACCCAAGTAGATCCATCAGTTGACGTTGCCGCACCTCCAGTGCCGCCAGCGCCACCAACTACAGAATAAACTCCGTTACCAAATGCAATGTCAGTATATACTGAACTTGGTAATGCTGTACCTGCTGTCCAAACTGCATTATCAGCTGCCGATAATGGCAAGTAAGCATTATTAGTTGACCCTACAGCTA